ACATCTCACTTGCTTTAGGTCAAGAACTTGTCCCACTTTTAACAGATGCGGCTTCATGGCTAGAGAAGATTTCTAGTTACGAAATCGGTGAAAACAGCACTCTTGGTTGGATTTTTAAATTAGGCAAATGGAACATTGACCGCACGTTATATCCGTTTAAAAAAATAGGGGAAGCAGTCGAAGCGATAGCGGGTAGTGGCAAAGATGCTGAAGTTTTGCCCGAAACGATGCGATCGGCAGCCGACGAAACAGACAGATTTAACAGGGCCGCACTTAACCAGATCCCGCAGATAACAAACACTTTTGAGAAACTTGCTGGTCAAGTCAAAAAGACTGCCGACGAATATTCCGCTGATACTTGGGAGCGTTTCTACGAGGACCAAAAGCAGATCATTGACGTCATCAACCCCGACAAGATTGACAACTTCCGATTGAAGTTAGACGACCTTGCTGGCGTCATGTCTGCCGATACTTGGGAACGGTTTATGACGGACCTAGACGACCCGATTGTCAGGATTCTTCCGGACAGACTTGACAAGGTTCGAGTGGCGACACAACGCGTCTACTACGAACTCAAAAACGCTAGCGATGCTTGGGATATTTTGACGGGCAACCTCAATGAGGAGGTGGCGTTAGACGACGCCAAGATTGCACTTGAGGAACTTCAAATTGCAGCCAATAACGCTTTTGGAAGTGGCAGTCAGAAGTTGATTGACGAGTACGACATAAAGGCCGCCGAGTTTGCTGATCAACTTTCCAAGATCGCTGGTGAGATGGACAACATCTCATCCAAACAAATCTTGTTTAAGTTTAAAACTGAAGGTCCAGCAGCTGCACTTGAATACGCACGATACCTTGCGCGTGGTGCCGAGTACGGCGGACTTAGCCAGTACGACGCATTGACACTTGCGGGTATCTCGGGTGGTCTGCAGTTTCGTGCGTCGGGTGGACCGGTTATGTCGGGCGGTTCTTACATTGTGGGTGAGAAGGGACCAGAGTTGTTTACGCCTGGCTCGTCTGGGAGCATCACACCGAACAATGCTTTAGGTGGAGCGAACATCACGGTCAATGTCAACGGCGGAGACCCCAACAGCATCGTTAGAGCCTTACAACAGTATGTGCGACAGTCGGGCCCAGTACCAGTTAACACTAGGACGATGTAATGCCAAGAATTAATTTTGGAATATTTGTAACACCACTCGGCGGAAGTCGAACCGATATTACAGACAAAGTGTTTTCTGTTCAGGTCAATAATGGCCGTGAAAAGTATTTGGACACTTACTCAGGCGGACAAATCACTTTTACAATTAACAACGCCAACAATTATGCGGCCGGTATTCCGTACGGTTCGGAAGTTCAAATTACCAACACAAGTTTAGGTACTGAATACAACCTGATTTGCTGGGTGCAAGAAATCACATACGAGGACGCCCCAGGCGGTCAGGGGATTAACACTGCCACCATCACTGCTGTTGACTTTATGTCTCGTGCAGGTCGTCAACAAGTAAACAGTTTTTCAGTTTCGCAAGCCAAGACAGGAACACAAGCAGGTACATTCGATTCACCTGGCCCGTTACCACCTGCAATGAGTATCAACGTTGCCAGCCCCGGTTCATCAACTGCTTCAGCGATCACTTACACAGGCACAATCGGTAATTATCTCAATTTGTTACAAACGACAGAACGAGGCTATTACGTTATGCGAGGTACAGAGTTGTATTTTGTGGGCCGTGATCTTGTAAACACTTTTCCGATTCCTGCTGTTTCTCTTGCTCGCACAACATCAACAACAGCGATTGCTTACCAACAGTTCAGTCGAATCCAAAACGGTACACAGTTTATTAATCAAGCAACTATTTCGTCTACTGGTGTTGCAGATCAGACGGCTTCAAATAGCAGTTCGGTTACCACATACGGGACAGCGTTTTATAGTTCGCAAACTGTTGACTACAACGCTACGCAAGCGGTCGGTAACGCTGATTGGGTTGTCAATAACTTTTCTGACCCGTCTGCCTTACGGTTTCAGGTGTCGTTTTCGGATGTTGCACAAAACACGACGGCTTTAAATAGTTTTCTTACTTTGACTTGGGGCACTGCTAATCGCTTGATCAATTTGTCGTATACGTTGCCAGGCGGTTCATCAACAACGATTCCTGTTGTTATTGAGGGTCACCAGTTGTCGGTTACGCCTGAGCAGGCCGTGTTTACTTTGTTTTTGTCGCCGTTGACGTATTACCAGTTTTTTACGCTTAACTCATCAACTTTAGGTATTTTGGATACCAGTCGTCTCGGTTGGTAAAGGAGAAACAATTATGGCTATTAACCCAAACACAGACTTTTCGTCGGGGGCAGTCCTGACAGCAGATCAGCAAAACCGTTTTCCTCGTGGTGTTGTTGCTTTAACTTTTGATACGGCAACTGCAAACTTCGGCGCTGAAGCCGTAGACATTATTTCAACTGCTTTCACCGCAGTAGCAAACCGTTACTACCGAATTACCTACTATTCGCCTCAGTTACAAGTAAACGCCGCTAACGGTTACAGCCTTATTAGATTACGCAAAGGGACTACTACTGCTGGCACACAAATATCTCAGGGTTTCGTATCAAACCCGACAAGCGGTTTGCCAACATCAGGAACCGTGTCGGCTGTAACAACTTTGACAGCAGGGTCACAACAGGTTTGCGCCACAATCACTTCAACGAATACAACTAGCACTAATACAAGCGCAACAAACATTGGGTATTTATTAGTAGAGGACATCGGACCAGCATGATTTACAGACTTTTACAAGACACCGATCTGACCGATCAAATGCGAACTGCTCGAAACCAGTTACTCACCGCTTCGGATTGGTCGCAATTACCAGACGCAACTTGCGACCGTGAAGCATGGGCGACCTACCGCCAAGCCTTACGGGACTTCCCAGCAACATGGACCGAAAGCCCCGAAGCCGACTTCCCCGATACACCATGAAAACTCTTGCCGTAATCGCAGCTCTCGCCGTCGTCCTTATGTTTGTCGTGACAAGCTGCAGTGATCGCACTCGATACAACTGTCAAGAAAACCCAACCGCAGAAAGATGCAACCCATGATCGCCTCAACCATCACCGTCACGACTAGCCCCACACTTTTGGTAGCCGAAACCGCCAACGCGACCCGCACCATCTACCTTGAACCAACAGGAAACGATGTCCATATCGGCGGATCAGCAGTCACCACCACCACAGGACTGGTCACTAAAAAAGACGTTATTACGATGATGATTTTGCCACCACAAAACTCGTTGTATGCGGTCACGGCCACAGGCACAGTCACCGTTCGACTTATGGTCCCTGAGGGCGATTTCTGATGCCTAGAAGGTTCACAAACGGTGAGATTAAAGCCCGCCTAATATTGATCGTCGGCGTTACCTTGGCAATCACTTTTGTGCTCAGTACGGCGGCTCTGCTATTCGGACTTTTGTTTGTCACGCAACCGCTTGAAGTAAGCCCGAATGACACTTCAGCATGGGATCTCCTCAAGCCAATGATGCTATTTCTCACAGGGAGTTTGACCGGAGTCCTCAGTGCAAATGGAATCAAGGACCGAGAAAAGGAAAAACATGACGAAGCGTAATTACACAGGATCAACCGACGCCCGAGGCAATGTACGTCGCATGGGCACCCTCAAGTTCATGGACTACTGCACCTTCCTATTCGGTGTCAAAAACATTGGTATCTACTCTGACCGTGGGATGCGCTCAGACCCTTCTAAAAAGTCCGTACACGCGACATGGCGAGCGATGGACCTCAAAGGGACGGTTGCGCAACGCAAGGCTTTAAACGAGTTCCTAGTCGCTCACGCCGACCTGCTGGGCATTGAGGAAGTACACGCTTATGACGGTACGGGTGTCCCGCTCAAGTGTGGTAAGTGGGGCGCAGGCTGGCGTTGTGATCGTGACGCTTGGAAGGTGTGGACCGACAAAGCCAACGGTGGCACACCTGGAGCCGACTGGACCCATATAGAAATTGACCCTGCGCACGCCGACAGCGTTGCCCTAGTAGATCAGGCATTTGCCCAGATATTTAAGCAATGACTTGACTCCCGACTGACAAGTCGGTAAACCTACTCCCGACCTCGGAAACCCGACTCAGGAGGAAAGATGCAATTATCACTGTTAGCGGAACTTGATGTTCCCGCCGAACGGCTCAAGTATGAAGCGTTCAAAGAGGCAAACCCGTGGGTTATGCCTGCACTACTCAAGATGGTTTACAAGCTGCATATCCAAGGGCACACCCACTACGGGATAGCGGCCCTTGTTGAAGTCTTGCGTTATCAGCACGCAACGACCAACGACCCCACCAGCGAATTTAAATTTAATAACAATTACCGCGCTTTCATGGCTCGAGAGATCATGCAAGAAAACCCAATATTTGAAGGCTTTTTTAGCACCCGCAAATCAGTTGCGGACTTAACAGAGGACTACTAAATGAACCTTAAACGACTAGCACTTTTAGCAATAACGACCTACGGTTTATGCGCACTATGGGCGATCACAGGCGTACAAGAAACAACCGCCGACCTCACTATTGCACCCAAGCAGACCATCACACTTCAGGACTTGACGCCCCAGCAGCTGCAGGAACGCTCAGTCGAATTGACAACCACGAGTACGGTCCCCGCCGTGATCGTGACAACGACCAGCACCGTCCCGTTTACGCGCCTGGCTGAATTCCACCCTGACACCAAATGCCAAGAATGGTTCCAAACTGCGATCACTGTCGGATGGCCCAACAACACCGAGACCCTAGAGAAACTTGGTCGCCTGCTGTGGAAAGAAACAAGGTGTCAGAATGTCAGTTACACGCACCCCAAGTTCAACGGCCACGATCACGGGATCGCACAAATTAACGAGATTCATCGTTCATATGTTGAGCAAGTTTTCAATATGCCGATGGAAGAATCCATGTCCGATCCGACCCTAAACCTCAGGTTCGCCTATCTGCTGTACTCCGATATCGCTGAAGGTGGCGGATGCGGTTGGAAGCCTTGGCGATTGTGCTGAACATCTACCGACCCGACTGGCAAACCGACGCCGCCTGCCACGACCTACCGCTCGACTTGTTCTTCCCTAGTTCCGGTATGCAGTCATTACGAAACATCAATGTTATTAAGCCATTCTGTTTGGCTTGCCCAGTGCACGTTGAATGTTTGACGTATGCACTATCGCATCCTGACGAGCGCGGTATTTGGGCTGGCACGACCGAGAACGACCGACGCAAGATCAGGTCTAAGAACTACGCGAACACCCAGTTGGCGAAGAACGCAGTACCCCTCGTCTATAGTGACGGGAAATACCGACAGATCAAGGAGACCCGACCATGAACCAACAATTAGCGGACATGACCGCCGCGATCGCTAAAGCGGAGATTGCTATGAAAGCAGCCGCATGGCAGTTAGACGCCCAAAAAACAGATATTGAGATGTTGCGTAAGGCCTTGTTCGAGTTGGCTTATGTCGCCGAAGAGCATGGCATCTATTTGTCCAACCTCACGAAAAGCACGCAGGACGCAATCGTGGCTATGCGTCTGGGCGGTTTTAAATGAACTGCGAAATCTGCGACGCCGAGTTTCGTACTGGCGATATTCGTATGCGTAACGAATTGCGCGGTATCTGCTTAGCGTGTGCCGAGGAAGGCGGTTTCGTCGGTATGACACTGGAAGAAACTGCACGTTGTGTCGCCATGATTCGAGTCATCAACAATTTCAAAACCCAAACGCCTGCACAGGCCCGACACTTGAAGGACATGGAATCATGAGTTTCAACCCAGCCGACTATGCAGAAGTAGCAGAACGCCTCCCACTGTTTTGGAAAGACTGCGCACGAGGACGCATCATCACCGACATTGTCGTTGACGACGGACAACGCATCGTTATACGCGCTGAACTGTACGCCGACATAGCAGACACAGTCCCGACCACCACAGGATTCGCCGAAGAGATTCGTGGGTCATCAATGGTCAACAAAACCAGTGCTTTAGAAAACTGTGAAACCAGCGCCATCGGACGCGCCCTGGCTAATTATCAATATCAAGGTTCAAAGAAGCGTGCCTCACTGGAGGAGATGGTCAAGGTGTACCGCCAAGGCGAACAGGCGCAAGGTGACGCACCAGCAGCTGCGCAACCACGCACCCAAACACTCGGTTCTAATAGTGAACCGCCGACCGCTAAACAACTCGCCATGCTTCGAGCCAAGAACTGGGAAGGTGCCGCACCGACTACTAAGCGTGAAGCGTCTGAGATCATTGATCGGCTGATGAACGGTGGCTGAACCATCTGAAGCAGAGTTTCAAAAAGCCGTGATTACATTGGCTAAATTGCATGGTTGGCGCGTCATGCACACCCAGCCAGCGCAGATCCGACCGGGCAAATGGATCACACCGAACACAGGCAACCAAGGTTTCCCCGACCTAGTCATGAGCCACCCATACCGCGGAACCATTTTCGTGGAACTGAAAACCAACAAAGGGATCGTCAGCGAAAACCAGTGGGACTGGATCAACACCCTTGAGGACTCAGGCGAAGAAGTCCACGTATGGCGGCCATGCCATTTAGAGAAGATCAGCGACCGACTAGCAAGGAATCCCGATGACAAACAATGATTGGCGCGAGCCCTTACACCCCCTCAAAATCGTATTGCGAGACTCCGACGCATATCGAATCCACCCCATATTCGCAGTCAGATTCCAAGACCGCGACATGGAATACCTCACCATCAACGGGATGTTCCTGACATGGAAAGACATCATGTACGCCCAATATTTCATTAACGGCGAATGGACGACTATCAAGTCAGTATCCCGATCAACGGACGTTTCAACATCTGACACCTAGCCCGCGTCTAATATGCGTTCTGTCGGGTCATGCTGCCGAACTAGTGAGATGGGTAGGTGAACCATGGCCCGACACCCCCTACAACTGAATAACGAACAGGACTAGAGAGTCCATTAGCCCTTGTGAGTATCTGAACCTCACTATGGGAACACTCGGGAACGAGGGTAGACCTCCATGCACCGACTTAGAGGATCAGCGTTCAAACGTATATTGCGATGGGTTTTCCACCGAACACAAATAGACAGGCTTCCCAGACGAGACATGCGTCAAAATAGTGGGGGACACAAACCACCACACCCTGTTACTTTAGGATGAGGACAACCGAGCGGTGCCCTTCCGCTTGGGCGTCAGTATCAATTGACCTTCGCCCTTGACCTAAGGAGAACCCCGACATGGCACAACGTCACTACAACTCAAAGCAATACAAAGACAACCGAGCACAAGTATTAGCCGACAACCCCACCTGCTACATATGCGGCCGTCACGCTACAACCGTAGACCACCTCCTAGAAGTAGACCGAGGAGGCACACACGACCTAGAAAACCTCGCCCCCTGTTGCCTCAGTTGCAATAGTCGGAAAGGTCAGTCGTATGGAGAGTTAAAGAAAAAAGCAATCAAAAACGGCGACGACTTTTTTATTGCGCCGACAGTTGACCCCGCCCTCTTTTTAGCGGTCTCTTTGGAGGAACTGGCGGGAACTGGCGAGAACCAGTCTGCATTACCGCAGGTCAACGCCTATTTGCCGAGACTGGAAACGACCGGCTATGGCGGTTTGTCTTATGGGCCTCAGGTTGTTAAGTGGGCTAAGACGTTCATGGGTCTTGATCTTTTCGAGTGGCAGGCTCACGCGTTGTTTGGGCAACTTGCGCATGATGAGCACGGCGATCTTTTGTTCCGTGAGTCTCTGGTATCTACTGCTCGTCAGAACGGTAAGTCAATTGGGTTGCAGGCGTTGATTGGTTGGTGGTTGACGGAGATGCCGAAGTTGCGTGGTAAGCCTCAAAACATTTTGTCGGTCGCTAACCGTTTGGATCGTGCTGAGAGTTTGTTTAATGCGTTGGCTCCGATGCTTGTTGAGTTGTTTGGTGCTAAGGCGATGCGTACTTTTGGTCGTAAGAGTGTGGAGATGCCCGACGGGTCTATGTGGGAGGTTCGTTCGTCCAGTCCGAATTTGCATGGCGGGTCGTATGATCTTGTCGCGGCGGACGAGGTTTTCAACATCTCCGATCGGTTTATGGATGCCATCCGTCCGACGATGATTGCGCGTAAGTGTCCGTTGTTCAGCTGCTGGAGTACGGCGGGTGATGAGTCAAGTACGGCCATGATTCAGATGCGCGAGATCGCTATTAATGAGATTGAGAAGGGTGAGCGTTCACGGCTCTATTTTGCTGAGTGGTCTATCGGTGATCGGGATTGGCGGAACCCAGAGAATTGGGTTTATGCGAATCCTTGCCTGGGTAAGACGATCACGATTGAGGCGTTGCAGGCGGTGTCCAAGAAGGACAGTTTTCTCAGAGCACATCTTAATATGTGGGTAAGTAGTCGAGGCAGTTGGTTGGAGGAAGGCGTGTGGGCGTCCTGCAAAGTTGATGGCCTCATGCCGGAGGGCGGAGTGCTTTCCGTGGAAATGTCAATGGACACAAACCGTTATGTGGGTGTCAGATCGTCAATGTTTGATGGCATTGTGACGACGTTTGTTGAGTTCATTGTGGATAACGAAGCGGCGCTCTGGTCTGAGATTGATCGAGTCATGGCCGACAAACTTGTCGCCCTGGCTATCACTCCCAGTCTTGAGATTCATGCGCCTTTGAGTTTGCGTCGCCGTATGACCGTGGTCGGTCAAGCGGAGTTAATCAAGTTCACGGGTCTTGCGCAAAAAATGATTTTGGAGGGACGCGTCAAACATTTGGGGCAACTCACACTGTCGGAACATATGAACCGCGCCGTGCTCATCAAGACGGGTATGGGTGTCACGCTTTCGCACAAATCGTCGCCTGGTCCGATTGAGTTGGCGAAATGTGCAGTGTGGGGGATCGCGTTGTCTAGCAAATATCAGAACCGCGCTAAACCCATCATGGTGGTCGGGTGAACTATTGTGGGTCTGTGGTGGGCAGGTGTCGGGCTTGCCCATCACACCCTAAAGATCGGATATCCCAGTGGGCATTTTCTCAAAACAAGTGACGAAAGCGGCGATCAGTCCTATTGACGAATCCCACAAGGCCGCAGCTGCTGGATCGTATGGCACCTACCAGTCCAATCAAGGCGCAAACTTCATCGGGCAATATTTTGCGTATTACGAAGGCGACGCCCGTAACCGTGCCAACTCCATTCCTACGTTAAGTCGAGCGCGTGACCTTCTCGCCTCTGTTATCTCGTCCACCCAGTTGCAGATGTACAACGAGGTCTGGAATGACACAGAAAAAGAAATGGAATGTGTCTATATCGCGCCACGTTCATGGTTGCGTCAACCCGATCCTACGATCCCGTATGCGACACTCATGGCTTGGACGCTGGACGATCTTCTCTATTACGGCCGTGCATTTTGGTACATAACCAGTCGTACCGCTGACGGTTTCCCTGCATCGTTTACACGACTCCCAGCAGGCTCCGTTAACACTCAAGACCAAGCGGGCCCAGTGTGGTTCGCACCTTCAAAAGAGGTGTATTTCCAAGGCGGAATGTTAGACCCGAATGATCTCGTGCAGTTCATCAGCCCCGTTCAAGGAATCATTTACCAGTCGCAAACAGCAATTGAAACTGCGCTTCGTGTTGAACAGTCGCGTTACCGTAACGCCCAATCGTCACTCCCGTCTGGTGTCTTGAAGCAGACTGGCGGTGAACCGTTATCGGCTCAAGAACTTGCCGACCTTGCGACCGCTTTTAACTCTGCTCGAGTCAATAACCAAACCGCCGCACTTAACGAGTTTTTGCAATACGACGAAACTAAAGCGTTGCCGGACAACATGTTGATGATTGAGTCCGCAGACTTCAGCGGAAAAGAAATGTGCAGGCTCGGAAACATCCCGTTTTACTTGGCTGGTTTTGATATTGGTTCATACCAATACACGACTTCGGCTGGTGCTCGCGAGGATTTGCTTTTGTTTGGTGCACGTCAATATTTGGATTGTGTGTCGCAAACATTGAGTGGAAACAATGTTTTGCCCCGTGGCACTTATGTCAA